CTCACAGGAAGACCCCCCGTCAATGGTACCTTGACAATATCTAGTGGCCCCCTACTGTATTTTTCGTCCAATTCCCTTTGGGCGAACCGATCAAACTTGGGGTGTCAGGTGTCGCTAACTGGCACCCCTCTTTACATATCCCCCACTAAGCTGTTACACAGCAGGTCTGCTCCCTCAAACCGGACGCTGCATATATGCCAGTAGTAAAAGTCGAGCCTACCGACGAACATCCCGTTCCATTCAGCTTGGACACGGAAGAACCGGATAATTATCTCGACCAAGTTGGCATTGCAGCGCGTACAGCGGAGCTATTGGAAGAGCTTGGTGCGCCCCTTGAGGTCGATATTGAAGACCTTGAGAAGGAAAAGAAGCTCATTAAAGCCGCACTCAAACAGCAGGACAAGGGCGCGCTGAAGTCGTACCCGGCTGCCATGGCGGCATCTGCCTTCATTAAGAACTATGGGCACAATCTGGCGCACGACGTGATGGAAGTGCGAGCAGCGCTCACCAATAAGCTGCTAGAAATCGCAAACTGCGGGGATACTAAGTACGAGCTTCGTGCCCTCGAACTGCTGGGTAAGCACTCAGACATTGGCTTGTTCACCGAGCGCAGCGAGATCACCATCAACTATAAGTCGCCCGAGGCGCTGGAAAGCGCCATCAAGGAGCGAGTTAAGCGGTTACTGAACGCCGAAGTCATTGATATGCCCACCACTGGCATCGACCTCAACGAAGAACTGGGCGTTTACCGCCCTGAAGAGGACGATGAGGAAGCCCCTGACGGGGACGAAGAAGGGGTTGAAGCTGAAGAAGAGGCGGACGAAGAGTAATGGGACGCCCCAACCAGCAGCTAATCAACGAGATATCGCTCGACGATATCCCGAAAATCCTCCCAAAACTGCCAGTTCGGGAGCAGGAGAAGCTGTTAGCCGAGTTGGAGAAGCTCCACGAGCTAAAAATAACCCAATTGGCTAAGGATAAGTTCTTAGGATTCGTGAAAGAGGTCTGGCCTACGTTTATTGCGGGGAGGCACCATGCGAAAATGGCTGATGCGTTCGAGCGGGTGGCTCGTGGCGAGTGTAAGCGCCTTATTATTAACATGCCTCCTCGTCATACTAAGTCAGAATTTGCCTCCTACCTCCTCCCTGCTTGGTTCCTTGGCAAATTTCCTCACAAAAAGATCATTCAGTGTTCCCACACCGCAGAATTGGCCGTAGGTTTTGGCCGTAAAGTGCGAAATCTGGTCGATACCGAGATTTACCACAAGATTTTCCCTGATCTGAGCCTCGCATCAGACTCGAAAGCCGCTGGTCGCTGGAATACCAGCAAGGGCGGGGACTATTTCGCTATCGGTATTGGCGGTGCTGTGACGGGTAAGGGTGCTGACGTGCTCATTATTGACGACCCGCACTCGGAACAAGAGGCTGCTCTGGCGGAAGTTAACCCTGATATCTACGATAAGACCTACGAGTGGTACACATCCGGGCCTCGTCAGCGTCTCCAGCCGGGCGGGGCTATTGTGATCGTCATGACGCGGTGGTCAAAACGCGACCTGACAGGCCAGATTCTCAAAGATGCAGCGGCTAACGACTCCATTGGTGAGTGGGAAGTCATTGAGTTCCCCGCTATTCTGCCGTCTAATAAGCCGCTCTGGCCTGAGTTCTGGGAACTCTCAGAACTTGAGAAGGTTAAGCGCGACGTCCCCAACTCCAAGTGGATGGCGCAGTATCAGCAGAACCCGGTCTCTGAGAGCGCGGCTATCGTCAAGCGTGAGTGGTGGCAGAAGTGGGACAGTGACAGGCCACCCCAGTGCGACTTCATCCTGCAAGCATGGGACACGGCCTTCGAGAAGACGTCACGCGCAGACTACACGGCATGTACTACGTGGGGCGTGTTTTACCATGACGACGACACAGGTGTGCCTCAGGCCAATATTATCCTGCTCAACGCCTTCAGGGACCGCATGGAGTTCCCGGAACTGAAGCAGTGCGCCATCGAGGAATATAAAGAATGGGACCCAGACGGGGTCATTATCGAGAAAAAGGCGTCAGGTGCGCCGCTCATCTATGAGCTTCGCTCCATGGGCATACCGGTCCAAGAGTTCACCCCAACGCGCGGTAATGACAAGATCAGCAGGTTGAACGCCGTCGCTGACATATTTGCCTCCGGAAGAGTATGGGCACCGCCCTCTCGCTGGGCGGAAGAAGTGATCGACGAAGTGGCAGAATTTCCGGCGGGGGCTCATGATGACTATGTCGATACCGTCTCTATGGCTATGCACAGGTTCCGTCGTGGGGGCTATGTAACAACAAACCTCGACGAACCCGATGATATCGTATACTTTAAGAGCCGTAAGCAACAGGGGTATTATTAATGACTACCCAGAAGTTTATGGGACGCAATCAAATCGTAGACCGGCTATCGGCGCAGGTCGGAAATGAGAAGCTCGCCCGTGAAATTCTTATCAAGCGCGGCTTGATGTCTGCTAACGGCAGTTTGACGGCAAAAGGGCGTGAGCGCAACGCCATGACAGCCGAAGAACGTGCGATTGATCGGGCGGCAAAGCGCAGCGGCCACTCACCCAGTAAGTACACTTATAACCCGAAGACTAACCGGGCTACGCTCAAGAGGAAGAAATAATGGCCGTTGACAAAGCTCTCAACCAAGCGCCGCTTGGGCTTGACGCCACACTCGCCGCAGGCGCGGTTCCGGGTGTAAATGTTGAACCCGATCTTGAGATTGAGATCGAAGACCCGGAGAGTGTCACTATTGGCATGGACGGGCTTGAGATTGAGATTGAGCCCGGCGAAGACGGGGAAGAGGACGAGTTCAGTGAGAACCTTGCAGAGGTTCTTGACGAGGGCCAGCTAGCAGAGATTGTTGGCGACCTTATTGGCGACTATGACGAGGACGTCTCTAGCCGTCGTGACTGGATACAGACCTACGTCGATGGCCTTGAGTTGCTTGGCATGAAGGTTGAGGACCGGACAGAGCCTTGGCCCGGTGCGTGCGGTGTCTACCACCCCCTGTTGGCAGAATCCGTAGTTAAGTTCCAAGCTGAGACCATGATGGAGACGTTCCCGGCCCAAGGGCCTGTGCGGACGCAGATCATCGGCAAGGAAACCCCTGCGAAGCGCGATGCGGCTGCTCGCGTGCAGGATGATATGAATTACCAGTTGACCGAGCGGATGGTCGAGTATCGGCCTGAGCACGAGCGCATGTTGTGGGGGTTGGGCCTTGCAGGTAATGCGTTCAAGAAGGTGTACTACGATCCTTCGCTCGGTCGTCAGGTGTCAATGTATGTGACCGCAGATGACGTTGTCGTGCCCTATGGCGCGTCCAACATCGAGACTGCTGAACGCGTTACGCACGTAATGAGGAAGACGCCTAACGAGCTACGCAAGCTCCAGCGCGACGGCTTCTACCGTGATATTGACCTACCCGAACCTGACAACACACTTGACGAAGTAGAGCAGAAAATCGCGGAACGCCTAGGTTTCCGGGCTTCTAGCGACGACCGCTACAAGCTGCTGGAGATGCAGGTTGACCTCATCATCGAGGACGACAAGTTCCGTGACGAGGACGACGATGGCATTGCACTTCCTTACATTGTCACCATCGAGAAGGGCTCAAATGAAATCCTTGCCATCCGTCGTAACTGGCAGCCCGACGACAAGCTCAAGCAGAAGCGCAATCACTTCGTCCATTACTCGTACGTGCCGGGCTTTGGCTTCTACGCTTTTGGCCTTATTCACCTTATCGGTGCTTTTGCTAAGTCTGGCACCAGCCTTATTCGTCAGCTTGTCGATGCTGGCACTCTATCTAATCTCCCGGGCGGGTTCAAAACCAAGGGCCTGAGGGTCAAAGGCGACGATACGCCCATCAGCCCGGCTGAATGGCGCGATGTAGACGTAGCCAGCGGCACCATGCGTGATAACATCATGCCGTTGCCCTATAAGGAGCCGTCACAGGTCCTCTACAGCCTCCTAGGGACGATTGTAGAAGAGGGACGCCGCTTCGCTGGTATGGCGGACCTGCAAGTCTCAGATATGTCTGCAAACGCCCCTGTGGGGACGACACTGGCTATTCTTGAGCGCAGCCTCAAGATGATGTCGGCTGTTCAGGCACGCATCCACTATTCGATGAAGCAGGAGTTCAAGCTCCTGAAAGAAATCATCGCTGACTATACGCCAGAAACGTATAGCTACGAGCCGGAAGAAGGCAGCCGCAAGGCCAAGAAATCCGACTACGACAACGTCGATGTCTTGCCGGTTTCGGACCCCAACGCTGCCACGATGGCACAGAAAATTGTGCAATATCAAGCAGTTATTCAGTTGGCGCAGGCAGCCCCGCAGATTTATGACCTGCCGTACCTGCACCGTCAGATGCTGGAAGTATTGGGTATCAAGAATGCCCAGAAGCTTGTCCCGCTGAAGGACGACGAGGACCGCAAGCCGCGTGATCCGGTCTCGGAAAACATGGACATTATCAACGGCAAACCCGTGAAAGCGTTCATTTACCAAGACCACCAAGCGCATATCACGGTCCATATGACGGCCATGCAGGACCCCAAAATCCAGCAGGTGCTCGGTCAAAACCCCAACGCACAGACTATGATGGCCGCGATGCAGGCGCATATTGCTGAGCATTTGGCGTTCGAATACCGTCGTCAGATCGAGGAACAGGCTGGTGTTCCGCTGCCTCCGCCGGATGCAGATATGGATGAGAGCACTGAGCTTCAGATTTCGCGTCTGGCTGCTGCCGCAGGCCAGCAGTTGCTCCAGAAGGATCAGGCCGAAGCCCAACAGCAGCAGGCCCAGCAGATGATGCAGGACCCAATTGTGCAGATGCAGCAAGCGGAACTCCAGTTGAAAGCCCAAGAGCTTCAAATCAAGGCTCAGAAGCTACAAATCGACGCTGCCGATAAGGCAGATCGCATTGAACTTGAGCAGAAGCGCATCGCTGCTCAGAAAGAAATCGCTGGTCTCCAAGTCGGGGCCAAGATTGCAACGGATAAGGCCAACCTGTCCGCCAAGCAGCAGGAAGCTGGGCTTCGTATCGGCGTCGAAATCGCCCGTGACGCTGCCCAGATGGATACAGCCAAAGAGGAACCCCCTGTTTCCGAAACGCAACCTAAGGAGAACGAATGAGTACAGTACTTATCCATATAGCTCAGAAGATAGACGAGGCGTGCAAGGACATCGAACGTGACCTTGCAATGGGGAAAGTGTCCGAGTTTGGCGAATATAAGTTCGCCTGTGGTCGGTATCGCGGACTCCTGACCGCCAAGGATATTATTATCGAAACAGCCCAAAAACTGGAACAAGACGATGACTGAGATTGTAGGTGTCGCAGCCCCCGCCCTCGTGGGCGTTGATGGCAAAGTGCTTAACACACCCCCCAAAGAGCCCGAGGTTCCGATTGAGGACCGGGCTAAGCAGCTTCCTGACCCTTCAGGATATCGCATTCTGTGCGCTATTCCGGAGATTGAGAAGACGACTGCTGGGGGTATTATCAAAACAGACGAGATTATTCAGCGCGAGGAGCTTCTCGCAACGGTGTTGTACGCCGTGAAGCTGGGTCCCGACTGTTACAAAGACGAGAAACGGTTCCCTTCAGGGCCGTGGTGTAAGGAAGGCGACTTCATCGTCGTGCGTCCGAACGCTGGCACTCGTCTGGAAATTCATGGTCGTGAGTTCCGTATCATCAATGATGACTCGGTCGAATGCACTGTGGAAGACCCGCGCGGTATTAAGCGCAAATAAACGGGCTTGCCCGTACAAAAGGAGAAGCGAGCATGGCAGAGATGCCGGATGATGACTTCGATTTTGAAATCGAAGGTGACGATACAACCCCTGTTTCTGAACCAGAAGCCGATAAACCTGATATCGAGATCGAGGATGATACCCCCGAACAGGATCGTGGGCGTGAGCCTATGCCTGCGGAAATCGTCCAAGAACTCGAAGCAGACGAGCTTGAGGAATATTCGGAGAAAGTAAAACTCCGCCTCAAACAAATGAAAAAGGTTTGGCACGACGAGCGTCGTGAGAAGGAACGCGCATTCCGTGAGCAGCAAGAAGCTCTTGCCGCTGCACAGCGCCTTCTTGAAGAGAATAAACGCCTGAAATCCTCGCTCACCGAGGGTGAAGGCCATTTGCTGAGTAGCTTCAAAGCTCAGGCAGAATATGAACTTAAGGAAGCTGAACGTGCTTATCGTGATGCTTACGAAGCTTCAGACACTGACCGTGTGCTGGAGGCGCAAAAGAAGCTGACGGCTGCGGCTCTCAAAGTAGAGAACCTCAATAATTACCGTCCTTCTTTACAGGCTCAAGAAACTGAGGTACAAATTCCTCAAGAGCAGGCTAACATTCCTCAGCCTGATCCCAAAACGATGGCGTGGCAAGAGCGCAATCGGTGGTATGGATCAGACCCTGAAATGACAGCTTCTGCGCTCGGGCTTCACCAGAAGCTCATAAATGAACGGGGTCAGACTTTTGTCGGCTCCGACGAATATTGGCAGACCATCGACAGAACGATGCGACGCCGTTTCCCCGATTATTTCGGGGAAGATGAAGTGGCTAACGGCGACCCCAAACCTGCCGCACGTGAACAAAAAGCTGCCCCTGTCGTAGCTCCCGCATCACGCAGCCGATCCCCCAAAAAGATCAAGCTGACATTAACCCAAGTGGCACTAGCCAAGAAACTTGGAATTACCCCCGAGCAGTATGCCCGGGAAGTTGCAAAGGAGAGATAATATGACAGACCGTAGCATTTTGGATGAGTTGGACGCCCAGATTTCTTCTGATCGTGCACCTCGTAAAACACGTGAGCAGTCGGAACGGCCCAAAGTTTGGCAGCCTGCCTCGTTGCTGCCCGATCCGGACCAACAGCCGGGTTACGACTACCGTTGGATTCGCGTTGCTTCCGCAGGTAAAGCGGACGGTCAAAATCTTATGGCAAAGCGCCGTGAAGGTTGGGAACCGGTCCGTATCGAAGAGCAACCGCAGTTTACCGGTATGACCGACCCAGACAGCCGCTACAAAGACAATATCGAGGTAGGAGGTTTGTTGCTTTGCAAAGCCCCGACGGAACTGATGCGGTCGCGTAAAGAATATTTTGCGCGCAAAAATCAGGCCCAGATGGACTCGGTGGACAACAACTTCATGCGTGAGAGCGATGCTCGTATGCCTCTCTTCCGTGAGAAGCGGTCTACGACGTCGTTCGGTAGTGGCAATCGTTAAGCTAGGAGCTTAAACAATGGCATATCCTTCCGTTTCGAGCCCTTATGGGCTTCGTCCGATCAATCTGATCGGCGGGCAGGTTTTTGCCGGTTCCACCCGCCTTCTCCCCATCGCAACCAACTCTTCGACGGCCATCTACTATGGTGACGTCGTGAAGCTGCTTGCTGGTGGTACAGTTGGCAAGGACACCGGCACTGACTCGGCCACGCCGGTTGGTGTTTTCCTTGGCTGCACCTACACCGATCCGGTGTATGGTCCGACCTATCGTCAGTATTATCCCGGCACCACGAACATCACCGACATTCAGGCATACGTGCTTGATGATCCGGATGCTCTGTTCCAAGTCGCCGTGTGTGCTGGCACCAACTCGAACACCGTCAGCTATGTCACTCAGGCTGCTGTCGGCTCGAACCTCAAGCTGGCGAACGGTGCGAACAACACCGGTTCTACTTCGAATGGCAACTCTAAGGTCGGTGTTGACTCGACCGAAGGTCAGACTTCGACGTGGCCGATCCGTGTTGTGGACGTCGTTCCTGAAACCGCAATTGCTGGCTACCCCGGTTCTTACACCGAGGTCGTCGTCAAGTGGAATCAGGGCACGCATTCGTACCTCAACCCCGCTGGCCTCGCATAAGGAGACTGAACAATGGCAATTTCACGCGCACAACTCCTGAAGGAGCTTTTGCCCGGTCTGAACGCCCTGTTCGGTCTGGAATACGCCCGCTATGGCGAAGAGCACAAAGAGATTTTCGAAACGGAAACCTCGGAGCGTTCGTTCGAAGAAGAAACCAAGCTGTCCGGCTTCTCGGCTGCTCCGGTTAAGAACGAAGGTTCGGCTATCGCTTACGACAACGCTCAGGAAGTCTTCACGGCTCGCTACAACCATGAGACGATTGCCCTCGGGTTCTCGCTCACGGAAGAAGCCATCGAAGACAACCTGTATGACAGCCTCTCGGCTCGTTATACCAAGGCGCTGGCTCGTGCCATGGCTTACACCAAGCAGACCAAGGCTGCTGCTATCCTGAACAACGGTTTTGACACGGACTACCCCGGTGGTGACGGTCAGCCGCTCTTCTCGGATGC